GACTGCTCCATCGTAACGTGGGGTCAAGTTGGCAGGCTCCGCCCTACCGACCAACCAAGAGTCGGCAACATAGACACCGCTTGCTATATGTTCAAACCCCACGACCTGCCCAACCTACGCTTTGAGATGGCCTACGAGGCAGACGGTACTTTTGCTCAAGCAGCATCCGAGCAAGGAACACTTATCTGCGTAGAGCAGTACCTTTGCTATTATAACGCACTAAAGTGAAAACTGTAAACTCATTGTCGGGAGGCAAGACCTCCTCCTTTATGTCGGTGCATTATCCTTCGGACATTGAGTTATTTTCTCTTGTTAGAACAACGCACCCAAAATCTTTATTCCCCGATGCTAAAATAAGGCAAGAGGTATCTGACCGAATCGGTCACGAGTTTATCGGAACGCTTGAGCAGGATGAAATCATTTACACGATGCTTGACCTTGAGCAGTACATAGGCCGCAAGATTCATTGGATTAGCCCCAAGTCATTTGATGAGGTGCTTAAAAAGACAAGAGGCACAAAGGCAGATGGTACAGAGTATAGACACTTGCCGAATGTGATGATGAGGTACTGCACTACCGAGTTAAAGGTAAAACCCATCACGCAATGGCTATATGAAAATACAGAGCTACCCGTTACTATGAGGCTGGGGTTCCGTGCCAACGAGCAAGGCCGTGCGCAGCGTATGCTTGAACGGCAGTTTGAAGGTGTGGAGTACGCAAAGGTTAAAACAGGAAGGAGCAACAACCGATTCAAATGGACTAACGTAAAATACCGAGTAGTAGAGTTCCCATTGATAGAAGCAAACATCTACAAGGATACCATAGAGTCCTATTGGCAAGACAAGCCTGTCCGCTTCGCCTATATGAACAACTGCGTAGGATGCTTCCACCGAAACCCAATGCTACTCAAACATATGAGCGACAAAGAACCCAACAAGTTTGATTGGTTCGTAGAGCAGGAGCAACACGGAGCGCAATGGAAAAAGGAAACAACATACGCAAAAATCAAAGACCACCAAACGCAACATACGCTCTTTGATAATGACTTTGATTCCTGCGACACGGGCTACTGCGGACTATGAAGAACCACACAAAGGTCTATCTCAAAGGGATGGGCTACTCCACAACTGACTTCATAGCCTGCGAGGTATGTCAAGGCCAAGCCGTAGACATCCACCATATAGAATCCAGAGGAATGGGAGGGAGCAAGATGCGAGATAACATCGAGAATCTTATGGCATTATGCAGGACTTGTCATCACGAGGCTGACTTCGGAATTAATCTAAAGAAGGACTACCTTTACGAGGTTCACAACCACCATTTAACAAAACTAGTTATTTAGATATGCAAAGAGCAGCAATCGGTACAATCATACCAAACCCAACCAACCCAAGAATAATAAAGGATGACAAGTTCAAGAAGCTGGTAAAGTCCATACAGGAGTTCCCAGAGATGCTTGAGCTGCGTCCAATCGTAGTAGATAGCAATATGGTTGTGCTTGGAGGGAATATGCGTCTTAAGGCTTGTATTGCTGCAGGACTGAAGGAAGTACCCATCATCATTGCTGACAAACTCACGGATGCACAGAAGGATGAATTTATTATCAAGGACAACGTAGGCTTCGGAGAATGGGATTGGGACTTGCTTGCCAACGAGTGGGAGGTAAAAGACTTGTTTAATTGGGGAGTGGATATTCCATCCGCATATTTTGACGATGATAAAGAACCCGAGTTCGACAAAGATGAACTTAACAAGTCTCTTGATGCGTATATAAATTCAAAGGTCAAGCAGATAACTCTGTACTTTGACAATCAACAATACGAGTATGTCTTTGAGAAACTTGAGGCACTTGCAAAGGAAAATCAGTTAGAAAGCAATACAGACGTAATTATCTATTTAATTGAAAGCAATAGCAATAATACCAAGTAAGCAACGGGCTGATGTATTTCAGAAAGTATGCCGACCCTTTGTTGACTCATTGGGAATTGATGCAATCGTTATATTAGAAAAGGAGGACTACGAAAAGTATGACTACCCGAACAAGTTAATGCTTGAGCGAAGCAACGCAGGGATTTCGTATGCATTGTCAGAAGGTAAAAAATATGCAGAGCAAAACGGCTATGACATTATTTTTAAGATAGACGATGACGTTTCGGCAGTTGGTAATATATCTGAAGACTTGCAGGATATGCTTACATACTTTTCAAAGCATAAGTCGTTGGGTGCCATTGTGTTCCCTTATGACTTTGAGTTTTACGCAAAAAGCAAGAAGCTATTTACTCACATAAATAAAAGAGTGCAAACTTGTTATTTGATTAGAACCTCCTCCTTTAGGCCTCGTGAAGACGTAAATACATTTGAGGACTTTTATCAGTTCTTCCAAATGGTAAACAATAATGAGTTTACTTTATTTTGCGCACGTCACGCTATAAAGTGCAAACCTGTCGGCAGCGGAGCAGGTGGTCATCAAGCATTTGACAGAAAGCAACAAGCGGAAAACGAAATAAAGATATTTCAATCCATTGACCCAACTGTTAATGTAATTATTAAGGAAGACAAAAGATGGTACTATGAACCTAAACTTGTAGGTGAGCAGTACAAATCAAAGAAATTATGAAACGCATAGACCTTGAGCGCAAGCCAATAGACAAGGATAAGTTCAGAAAACGAACTGCCTTGCTTTCGGATGTAAGTACAACAATCAAAGAGGACTGTATTATTTATGTCAATAACGAACCTGTTGTCTTTTACAAAAAATTAGAAACTGATACTTCTGCTTTGCGATGGGCAGTTAAAAATCAAAAATACTCAACTGGCAAAAGAAGCAGAGGACTCGTATCAACATCCAATATATTCGGGTACTCCCCAAGAGTTCCAATGCGTCACGACTATTGCACCGTTACGGCAATGGCTAAAAACTACCCAAAGCAACATTACATAATTACAAACTTCGTAAGTGAGTTGGTTGATTACTACAAAGAGTACTTTCCTCAGCAATACGAACACCACACGGAAACCGTTAAGGAACGAGTGATGAATGATTGGACAATAGGAGCCTCACCATTTACAAGTGGTATAGTAAATAAAAACAATCAGCTTAAATATCATTACGATGCAGGGAACTTCAAAGGGGTGCTTTCAAATATGGTTGTATTCAAGAGCGACATCATTGGTGGTCACCTTGTAATTCCCGAGTTAGACATTGCTCTTGAGGTTGCAGACAATACGTTAACAATCTTTAATGGACAAGATATTCTTCACGGGGTATCGGACATACAATACAAAAACAATTCATCGTACAGGTATTCTGTTGTTTACTATTCTCTTGAGCAAATGTGGAAGTGCGAACCTTTGGATGGTGAGATAAAGCGAATCCGTAAACTAAAAACAGAACGAGAGAAAAAAAGATTAGACCCTGTTCATATGGATTCTTTGAAAAAAAGTCAAGAAGAACTAAAGTCCCATTCAGATAAAGTATTTTTTAAATCATTGGAGAAGAATGACAAGTAATGACATCCATAAAAAGGCAATGCTTGATGCGTTGGAGAAATCGTTAGGAGTTGTTACTTCTGCTTGCAAGAGCGTTGACATCGCACGGCAAACGCATTACCGATGGCTGCAAGAGGACAAAGAATACAAAGCAGCAGTCGAAGAACTATCAGACGTAGCAATTGACTTCGCAGAGAGCCAACTGCACAAGCAGATAAAGGAGGGCAACTCAACCGCTACTATCTTTTTTCTAAAGACCAAAGGCAAGAAGCGTGGGTATATAGAGAGGCAAGAGGTAGACGTATCTTCGGGCAAGCTATTTCAAATTGAAGTGCTTGGAGAAGATTCAGACCAATAAAGTATATAACCACCTAAAGCGCAGCGACAAGAAGATAGTCGTTGAGCAGGGCGGTACTCGTAGCGGGAAGACATACAACATCCTGCTATGGGTGATTTTCTATTATAGCACAAGGGAAACCAACAAGACAATCACGATATGCCGTAAGACGTTCCCTTCGCTGCGTGCTTCGGTGATGCGTGACTTCTTTGAGATACTGCGCAACAACGACCTGTACAACGAAAGCTACCATAACAGGTCAAGCCACGAGTATTATCTGAATGGCAACCTTGTGGAGTTTATAAGCCTTGACCAACCGCAGAAGATACGAGGCCGCAAGAGGGACTTGCTATACATCAACGAGGCCAACGAGCTGACGTATGAGGATTGGCAGCAGCTCATCCTGCGTACCGAAGGCAGGGCAATCCTTGACTACAACCCTTCGGATGCGTTCCATTGGATTTATGATAAAGTTGTACCAAGAGATGACTGCGACTTCTTTAAGACCACCTACCTTGACAACCCGTTCCTTGATAGCAGCATCCGAAATGAAATAGAACGGCTACGAGATACCGATAGCGACTATTGGAGAATCTACGGATTAGGCGAACGTGGTATGAGCAGAGCCACCATCTTCCAATACGGACAATCAGAGATACCATCAGAAGCTACGCTCCTATGTCACGGGATGGACTTCGGGTACACCAACGACCCAACCGCACTTGTGGCGGTGTACAAGTCTGGGGATAACCTTTATGTGGATGAATTGATTTACCGCACGGGGATGACCAACCCCGACATCAGCAACGTACTTTCTTCACTTGGCCTTGATAGAAGGACAGAGGTATTTGCTGACTCTGCCGAACCCAAATCTATTGAGGAGCTGCATCGTATGGGATGGAACGTGAAACCCACGCAGAAGGGCGCAGATAGCGTTATAGTGGGCATTGACGTGCTGAAGCGGCACAAGCTATTCGTAACCCCACGAAGCAGCAACCTAATCAAAGAACTTCAGAACTACAAGTGGGTAGAAGACAAGAACGGCAACCTGCTCAACAAACCCATTGATGCATTCAACCACGCCATCGATGCGCTGCGCTATGCAACGTACAACAAGTTGAGCAGACCTAACTTTGGCAGGTATGCCATACGCTAAAACTAAAAGGTTATTTTAATAATGAAACTAAAGGTAATTGTACCCACCTCCCTGTCGGAGATAACGCTTGACCAATACCAACGCTTTGCGAGGTTGGAGGGCGATGAGGAGTTCTTGACCCACAAGATGCTTGAGATATTCTGCGGAGTGCCTCTGGCTGAATTGCCCAACGTAAAGTTCGCAAGCGTAGCCAACGTGATGCGCCACATCAATACGATGTTCAGCGAGAAGCCAAACCTAAAGACCGAGTTCACCATAGGCGGTGAGACCTTTGGTTTTATCCCTAACCTTGAGGACATCACCTTTGGGGAGTATGTGGATTTGGATAACTATATGGGTGACGTACAAGAGTTGCACAAAACGATGGCAGTCCTGTACCGACCTATCACCGAGCGCATCGGCAAGCGGTATGCCATAGAGCCATACGAATCAGCATCCAAGTACTCCGCATCAATGAAGGATGCACCGATGGATGTGGTAATGGGAGCATCGGTTTTTTTTTATCATTTAGGAAACGAACTACTGCACGCTACCCTGACCTCTTTGGAGAAGGAGAAAACCAATACTCCCCCGAGTCCCAATTCGGCAGAAAGTGGGGATGGTATTCTTCCTTCCATCAGCTTGCTCAAGGAGATGTTACAAGATTTGAAAGAGTTGGACAACTTGGCGTTCACGAAGCCCTCACCTTTCTCGTTTTCGAAAAAGAGCGCATAGACCTTGAACGTAAGCAATTAGATAAGATAAAAAAATGAGACAGTTCTACGACATCACCACCAAATTAAAAGATACGCTTGAGGCGCATAGCCAAGTCAGCGTGGTAACGACTGGGGATATATTTGACATAGACCTAAACAAGCAGACCATCTTTCCATTGAGCCACATCATCATCAACCAAGCAACATTCGAGGGACAAATAGTACGGATGAATGTGAGTCTTGTTTGTATGGATTTAGTGGATGAAACCAAAGAGAATCCGAGATTGCAGGCAGAGCCGTTCTACGGCACAAGCAACGAGCAGAACATTTTGAACACCCAACTCGCAGTAATCAACGATGTGGTGACAGAACTGCGCAGGGGTACTCTGTACACCGACCTTTACCAGTTGGATGGTACTGCCTCTTGCGTTCCCTTTAGCGAGAGGTTTGAGAACCTGCTTGCAGGGTGGACTGCCACCTTTGACGTGCTGCTTGCTAACACCGAGATAAGCGTCTGCTAAAATGGCACGGAAGGAATTGCTTGAGGCGGTGCTTACCAAGTTTGCGAAGTTTGTTATTCAGCAGGCTCGCACTAACTTGACAAAGGGCAAACACAACTTTGACAAGACCCTTTACAATTCTTTGCAGTACAAACTATTTGTAGGCGAGAACTCGTTTACTCTTGGCATTGAGATGGAGGACTACGGTGACTTCCAAGACAAAGGAGTAAAGGGTGCAGGAGGCACACGCAAGACCACGAGTGCATTCAACAGGCGAAACAATAAGGGGAAGATATGGAAGCAGAAAGCACCCGATAGCCCATTCAGTTTCAAGGAGGGCAAGAAGCCATCAGCAAAGCACTTT